CTGGCATGCCAATGTAGTGCAAGTCGTATTGCCCACTTGCCAGCGCGATGCTGGTTTCTTCGATGCTGACCTTACCGGTTTTGAAATCGCGTTTTCCGCAAAATTCGTCGGCATTGCGCGACAGCTTCAGGAATTCGTCCTCTACGTGATTTTCCAGTGCACGATGGAACATAAACTGGTAATCAAATCCGAAGATATTGTAGCCGATAATGATGTCGGGGTCTTCGCGTTGCACAAGCTGCGTCCAGGCTTGAAGAAGGGCGCGCTCGGTTTTGCAGCTAACAATTTCCGCGCCGGGAACGGTGTCGCATGTTCCGAGTGCGAGGCAGTGATTCAAATAAGGGCGGTCTTCGCCGTATCGCAGGAATGTGGAGCCGATGAATGTCACCTTGTCGCCTTCAACTGGTGGAAACACGGCCATAAGAGCATCGTTCATGTGATTGATTTTTGTTTCGCGGTCTAACCCAGTGGAACGCAACATTTCTGGAATGGAACAGGCGCTTGATGCAGATGCGTCGGTTTTGGTCGTGGCTGGTTTTTTTGCCGCCCAAGCGGGTTGTGCAGTGGCAGTGGTGTAAACACTGCGTCCATCTTCTGCATCCCCGGCTTCATCATCTTCTGCATCATCGCCTCCATTGGCTTCTGCATCCATTTCTCCGCGTATTTTTTCAAACATGCTCTCAATGGTGTTGGCATTCATCACCTCGGGGTCAGCTTCTTCCACCAAAGTTTTAACAGGAGTGGACCACATGCGTTCGAACATGGCATCCAGTCGTTCCGAAGTGGGGGTCGTCTTGGTGTAAATGCGGTCAATGTCTTCATACAAAGTCATTGCTGGCTTCGACTCAGTGTTGAATGCAGTGCGAATCATGCGGTGCACTTCTGATTTGGTTGCTGCCGTGGCGGGGTCTTTCAGGCACGCATCCACGATGTTGGCGGCGAGCTTTTTATAAGTTTTGATTGGGACAGGGAAATCGCCATGGCTGCTGCTGGCTTCAATGTCAAAACTCATGATTTTGTATGGGACAAGGGTTTCCTTTTCGGGCTGTGGAACGACGTCTTTGTGGCCGACACAATACTCAAACCGGCATGTAGTCATCTTGTTGGACTCAATCGGTTCTCCTTTCACCTTGACCCATCCGGATGGGCTGATGTCTTTGATGTGGAAGTATCGCAGCAGGGGCGGGATGTTGGCCTCGTAGATTTGGGTTTCTTTGTAGCCGCGTGGATTCAGGCGCATGTCCGTGCCTTTGCGTTCATACCACAGGTTTTTCACCTTGTTCATGGTTGCCATGTTTTTGAATTTCAGCATGATGAACTTGTGGTCCTTGCCGCCATCGAATCCGTAAAGCTTTTTGCGGCGAATGAGTTTGCATTCATCAGCCAAAATGGAGTCCTCGCTGTATTTTCCGACTGCCGTTTTCAAGTCGGTGATGAAGCGCGCCTTTGCATCAAATCCCCATGACTCGGGAACTTTAACATAGAAGAAGGGTTCATGGTTGATGACACGAATGCAACATGTTTGGCCTTGTTCGTTGATGCCGAACATTTGAATCGTGAATTTTTTTTTGTCTTTGTTGTGCTTTGCTGCACCACCATTGGAGCCACTACTGTTGCTGCTGCTGCTGCGACTGTTGGTGCCAGGCACCTCATCACACACTTGAAAATCGAATAAACGGAATGAATTTGGTTCTGCCATTTCTTAAATCAGACTCTGATACATACATGGAACCGCATTTTGTTTTTAATTGATTTCAATTTTTATTGAAATGAATCATGAAGAATCATGAATCATCAAATACTATTTAATGCGCAAATAATATAAAATTATAGTGTCATGACCATTTAAACAAACAATTACAGAATGAGTAGTTCAGCTTCAATTTCCGCTGCAAAAAAACGCCGTGCCAATCAGGTTCAACCACCAACTATGCCGCAACCCATGATGCAACGTCCCGGTTCTGCACCGGCACCTTCTTTAGCAAACATGACACCAGCTCAAAGACAGCAATTCATGATTCAACAACAACAACAACAACAACAACGAATGCTACAACAGCAACAGCAACAGCAACAGCAACAACAATCCGCACAGAAACCACTATCAAACCAATCAACAAGTTCGAAAACTTTAAATCAAAAGTCATCTTCCAAGGTTCCAGAATTAACATGGCCAATGCCTCCGATTTATCTTATAAAACAAATGGACACAATACTATTCCAACAAAGTCAGACCATAGATGAACTTAAGAATCGTTTGAACTGCATTGAAACAGGTACCATACCAAGTGGAATTGCTGATTCTGGGTATTCTGGTTCCGCTTCCGGTTCCGGTTCCGGTTCCGGGTCTCAACTTATTTTAGAACAAACAAAGCATTCTCTCTTGACTGATGATGAATTTGTGTCGGGAATCGTGGACAACATTATGACAAATTCCAATTTGGCTGAAATCATTGAACAAATTGACACAGTGCAAACAGAAAACAAAGAGTTGCGCGAACTGCTTCATGCACAACAAAAAACAATCAATGAAATGAACATCATGTTGTTGAAACTGATTAGTCAAAGTTTAACTCAGCCAGTGTCTGTGCCCGTGTTTGCATCTGTTCCCTTACCGGCACCAGTTCCTTTGTCCGAACAACCAAATGAAGAGTGTCAAGATGAAGACGAAGATGCAGTTGCAGATGCAGACGAAGATGCAGATGCAGATGAAGATGCAGGTGCACTTGCAGATGACGACGCAAATGCAAATGCAGAAAATAACATACAGCTGGATGTGATAGAAACCAAAGCCAAACCCAAAAAGTAATCAACCAAACTGTCTCGTTATATTTATATGAAATTATTGTAGCATATAAATAAACATAAGTATTTAAAAAAACATCAGGATACAACAATAGTGCATGATGCAATCAGTGTTCGCCGTCTTGATATTTTGTGTCATTCTCTTTTTTTATTTGCACATTTATTTCCATATGAAAACCAGCAATGACCTTGAAGTGTATGAAATTGACCAACCGTCAAAAGATAAGCTGGAAGAAGTGTGCGACCTTCGTCAGCCAGTTTTGTTTGATTATGCAAATGAGAGATTGATGGAATCATGCACATTAAATGCAATTCGTGCATCATACGGTGCATTTGATGTTCGTCTTCGCAATGTCAAAGACGCGGCAGATGAAGCAGATGCAACTGAATTGTATGTTCCACTCACATTGCATGCAGTGGCGGAGTCGTTTCGGAGCGACAAAGAGTCCCGCTACATTAGTGAAAACAATGGCGACTTTTTGGAAGAAACCGGTCTTGTAAAAACATTCAAATACAATGATGCATTTTTACGCCCACCGATGGTGTCCAAATGCATGTATGATTTCATGTGTGCGTCTCCTGGAACCACCACGCCTCTCAGATACGAACTTAATTATCGTAATTATTATTTGGTCACTCACGGCAGTGTAAAAATGCGACTCATTGCACCTCATGCCAGCAAATATTTGTATCCCGTGTCCGACTATGACAATTTTGAATTTCGTTCACCAGTGAACCCATGGAAGGTTCAATCGGAGTATCGTGCTGATTTTGATAAAATCAAAACAATGGATGTTGAACTGCGTGCTGGACAAATCATTTACATACCGGCTTACTGGTGGTGCAGCATTCAGTTTCCAGAAATGCAGCCAAATGCAACGATGTGCTGTTTCAAATACAGAACTTACATGAACACCATAAGTGTGTTGGATAAGATATGCATGTGGTTTTTGCAACAACAAAACGTGAAGCGCGACACCATTGAGAAAAAAATCACAGCATCAGTCGTCGCTTCCACTTCCACTCCCGCTTCTGTTGCTGCTCCACTTGCTCAAGGGGTCGACAACGTCGAATTGAATGCTTCTAGCTAAAGTTAAAAATTCATAAGAAGTTATGCGCTCTGTTTCTGGTAGCAGTGCTTTCTCAAACAAGTTTCGCAATGATTCATTTGGAATTTTATCAAAGTAAGTTGGATTGACATATCCATTTTCATCGAAAAAATCAGACGGGTAATTTCTTGGAAACACATATGATTTTCCAAAAACAATGATGGTCATGAACATGAGTCCCATTGACCAAACATCGTGGCATTTTTGCACTTTTGTCCATTTGTATAATTCAATGTCCCCTTTTTTTTCTATGTTCGCTCCGTTTCCAGTTTCTGGTGCGCAAAATGGAACAGTTCCCCCAGTTCCATCGCTTACATCGGCTTCTCCAGACATTCCAAAGTCAATCAAGTAGATTAAAAAAGAAGGAAGTGATTTGTCATGTGTGGTGACATCACTTTCTCTATTGTTTTTCACCAAGATGTTTCCTGGTTTGATGTCTCCATGCACAACATTTGATTGATGCAAGTAATGCACAGCTTCTGCAAGCTGAACACATAGTTGCATAACTTGGGCATTCGTTAGATTCATTGCATTTTTAACCCAAGTGTCTAATGTTTGAGAATGAGACACAATTGGTTGAATGCTGTATGAAATGTGGTGAAAAATTGTGCGAGCATGAATCGGTGTTTTCGTAATATTTTTCAGTTCAACATGAATCGGCAAAACAATGTGATGAACTGAGTCAATTCCACAACCAGCCACAACATCTGAATTGCTTGAAATGTTCATTAATCTGGAAACAACAAAATGTTCCGATTCGATTTGAGTGTTGTCAAATGCATGTTCAACACGCACCATGAAATGGCTGGTTCGATGCATTCCAATTATGGAGTGCATGTTTCTATACATTCTAAAAATTTGTGGATGGTCATGAACATCTATGTCGGACACATCAATCTCTAGAGCTGGCCGTCGTTTTGTTTTTTCCACTATGGACACAATATCATCTTTGGTAAATCCATATGAACGAATCGTGCATTTTTTTAAGTCTGAAAAAAAAAGCAGTTGTCGAATCATTGCAATCAATGGTGCAATGTCGTTTTTTGCAGAATGGTTCCATGCGAGGATTACATCGATGTCCGGTTGATACTTGTAGTCATGACTTTTTGCACTTTGCACTGGCACTTGCGCTGGCGTCATCTCCTGAACTGTCGTGTCAGATACCACCATAATAACATGTTCTGATTCTGTTTCATTTGTTTTTTCAATTAAAGACGGTGGAACCGGAACTCTTACACATTCCATTGTTTTTTTAATAAATTTGGAAAATCTTTTGAACATATGACGCTATAATAAAAAATCAAAATGGGTTTATATTGTTTATGTTTTGGATAAAAAATATAAATACAATGCAAGCTGTTATCAACATCATGATGAAGGCAAGCTCACAAGCAGCCATTGACGTGGTTGCTCTTGAAAAGGCACTTGAAAATGAAAACAACACATCCATTTCAAACTTGAATACACGTAAAATCAATGCGGAAAAGTGGCGTCAATTGCAACAACTTGGATTCAAACAAGCAATTTTGGAAGATTACTTTCACAAGTTGAGAGAATATAGATATGTTGATGATTTAAATGGATTATTACATGGTTCATACATCCGTTGGATTGATTTGAAAAATCCGGAAAATCTCTCTCTTGCAAGGGGAGGAATCATTTGCGACATAAAAATCGGTCAGAAAGGAGTGCAGCTGTTGTGTAAAACGCATCCCAATCCGGCCTTGTTTTATGTCATCATGGACGAAGCTGTCATTTTCCAACGCCTCAGCAATCAAGAACGCATAATTCTTTCTGCAATGGATTACTTGGATGATGGTTCAGATGATGGTTCGGATACCGAGAGCTGAATTGCATTTGATGTCTGAGTTGGTTCAAGTTTGATTAATTTGCGTTTTCCTCTAAGAGCACGATAGTCTTCGAGAGAAATTACAACAAATTCATCATTATCATCATCATTTGTTTTGGATTTGCGTGATACAAGATACACAATTCCATCATATGTTTTTCCTAAACACCATGTGGTTGCTTTGATTGCAAGGGACAATGCCAAGTCTGCAATGAAAAAAAACACCATTTTTGGATTGTGTTATTTATTATTTATTATTTATCAATTTGCAGATATAATATTTTTCCGTGTTTTGGAAACGAGCGAGGCGTGCCGTCTTCTACCACTGGTTCCCCTGCGAGGATGAAACTTCGCACGTCCTTTGCATGACATGTCATAATATTTCAATCCCTTTTTTTCAATCACACTGGCAGTGCAAAGAGCAATTGCATTCTGAGTTCCCACTTTTTTTTCCACTGCCTTGATGCATTTACACAATTTGGTTGCCAAAATTTCCTCTGCTTTTCGTTTTAGTTCTGCACTGCTTAAATTGGCAGTTGGCATTTTATAATATGAGAGAATTTTCTCATAATCCGATTTTGTCATTTTTAAATCAGCCATGTTATGCGTTTCACAACGGAATTAAGTAAAATGTCTCTAAACACCAAATTTTAAAACAGGATTCCTACTAAACATTTACAAAAAAATATTTTTGATATGCTGAAATGGTCATATAAATTTAAATATTTAAATATTATAGCTTGATTTCATTGAGTAATTCAGCCAACGCGTTTATCAGCATTTAGTGAAACCAAGATGGCAAATGTGTCAAAAAAAATAGTAGTGCTCGATGTGGATGAAACCATAGGATACTTTATTGAACTGGGAATTTTTTGCGATGCTCTCACCAAAACGGTGTGGAACAATGAATCGAGCATGCAATACATTCACTTCAATCATTTGATGGATGCATTTCCGGAATTCTTGCGACCAAACATATTGGACCTTTTGACATTTTTGAAAATGAAAAAAGAGAGAAATGAATGCATTGGAGTGATGATTTACACGAATAACAGCGGACCGCGTGAGTGGGTTGAGCACATCATCAAATACATAGAATCCAAACTTGGTGGACACCTGTTTGACAAAATTGTCGCAGCATTCAAAATCAACGGTAAAATCATAGAAATGGGTCGCACAACCCACGACAAGACGTATGATGACTTTATGAGATGCACAAAACTGCCATCAAATGTGGAAGTGTGTTTTTTGGATGACCAAATGCACTCGCAAATGGAGCATGACCAAGTGTATTACATCAATGTGAAACCATATGTGCATCAACTAAGCATTAAAACATTGACAGACCGATTCATGCAAACACCCGCTCTGCGAAACACCGTGTCTGGGGTTGCAGTGGCACAATTCCATGCATTGATATCACAGTTCATGCACAAGTTTCAGGCGTCAAAAAAAGATCCAATGGAACAGGAAATTGACAGAATCATTAGCAAAAAAATAATGGAACACTTGAATGAGTTTTTTGATGGACCGCAAGAACCAGAAATCAAAGTCAAAAAATATGAACCAAAACAAAAAACAAAAAGGAAACAATGATGTTTAGAAAATAAATATTTTATTAGTGTATTTTATAACCCCCCACATCAAATGTTCAACTTTTCCAGCTTCATTTATTTGATTTTCCTGTTTTACGTTCTTAGCCCCAACGTGCTGTTGCGAATCCCCCCCACCGGTTCCAAGCACGTTGTTGCATTTGTGCATGCAATCGTCTTCGCGATTGTCTACTACTACACATCGGGCTACGTGAATGCCATGCTTGGTTCGCTTTAAAACCCCTAAAATTTAAAAATTCATAACAGAATTTCGGTTATAAATTTTAAACACGGTTCATTTATTTTTTATTGAAACGCGCTTTTCGGGTGCGTCGTTTAGATAAACCGCCGGTTCTGCGTGTGCCTCCGTGTGCTGCTTTGTGTTTTCCTCGAATCATCAAAACATTTTGGTTTGCATCTTTGTATATTTTTTCAAACTGCATTAGTTTTCTTTTTATTTTTTCTCTCACGGACGACATTGTTGATGCGCGAAGTTGATTCTTGGAATGCATTTCTTTTGTTTTGAGAGAAAATGATGCGGATTTTGCCAGTTTTGCCAACTTTGCTGATTTTGTCGATGCTTGGCGACCTCCCCACGCTCCACGGACGTTCCCGTGAACTTTTTCTGACATTTCGGTTGGTGAGAAAGAATCAGTGAGCTCGATACAAATGCATCCTGCCTGACGAAGCCAACTACCTTGAAGTTGCAAAGCATCATCCACCATGCGACCAAATGTTTCGTGGGCGAACATTTGCTGCGGATGACCAAAAATTCCAGTTGAATCGCGGCTCTCAGGTTGAGACACCACATGCCACATGCGAATAAATGACCGTGGTATTCCTTTGGTAGCCTCCATGTGGGCTTTATACTCATCTGGAATGTGCATTGCAGGAAAATGAAACCTTTTGGCATTGGCTGGATCATCCGGGTTCTCTGGATTAAATCTCAACCAAGAAACCGGTTGGTCCCCGCGTGCAAATAATTGTCTTGTGCCAGGAGTTGAATGTGACGTAAATGAGTTATTGCACATGACACACGTGCCATTCTGGACTTGAAATGTGCAAACACGAGTGATTTCACTTCGTGCATCTGGGTCAAGGAAACGCATACCACCCTCCACAGCTTGGTCAATTTGAGTGGGCATTGGAATGATGTGTGGACCAGGTCTTGTAACACCATCCGGCATGAGGAATAATAATGATAATGTTGAAACTTCAAAAAATGGAGTTCTATCATAATGAAATACTACCTGGCTAGAATTTCTTCTTGGATAAAAATCAAATAACATTTTATGTGGCGGACAGTTAGCTTTAAACTCGGGACCTATTTTTTCATAAACAAACATCATTTGAAACAACATGTTTCGAATCAACAATTCTTCATGGGATGCAATGTGTTCATCATATTGTTCTGGTGAAAGATAAGACATGCCAGTTTCGGTATTGAGTTTCATTATTTCACTTGCATTGATAGGAGTTTTGGTGCATGTGTTTGTTTGCACATTGATTTCATACACAAATGGTAGTCGAAACAAATCATACTCCCTACCAGGCAATCCTTGATTCAAGTCATCCACTAAACCACGAAGTGGGGTGACCAATGGTTCAGGAGTTGCAACTCTGGCCGCAATAAGCCGTTCGACCGGACACTGTGGAAGTCCTAGACTGCCAGTTATGTGGACATTATCCAATGTTTGTAAACATTCAACTGTCATTACATCAGGGTCAATAATTGTTAAGCTGAAATTTGGATTTCCTGGAAAATTAGGGTGAGTAATTTGCTGGCAGTTTTGACCAATCCTCACCGGATTCAAAACAATGTCGGTGCGATATGTCATGGCAGGGATGGAGGAGGAACCTGGTGGAATATAAAGACAAATCAGGTTTGAAAAACTACCGTGACTTACTGGCACAGATAGATAAGACGGTGCGACTGTTATCACAACTCTCTTATTCACATCAGGTGAATCTTTTGTCAATGCAAAAGCGGAACCACGGATATTGACAGGGTTTAACATGAATGATAATGTGGTCATATCAAATCGAAAATCACTTTCTGCAGAAAGTTGATTTATACGAAGAAAACCAGATGGAGTTGCACATGCTAACGAAGAAACTGGATACTCGACATTAAGTAGTGTTGACGTGAATGAATTTCCATCGTAATAATACATGCATGATGCAGTCAATGCAGTTGACTCATTGAACATAACTAATGGTTCATCCAGACTGGGTTGTCTAATTGGACTTCCCATGACATCCACCCGCAACGGACTTACTGCTGGACTTGGTGCTGGACTTTGCATGTCATCATAATGTCGCTGTGCATCTTGCTGTGCTTCCGGCGTCGATAGAATGGCTGATGGTGAAACTGTAATTTCATGTATATTACTAATATTACTATAAATTCTTGCAAGGTTTCTATGTATCCAAGAATAGACGTCCTGATACTGTGTGCCTTGCAGATCACGCACTTCTCCAAGTTGATTACGATTCGCATCCCAAACTATCAGTCCATCTGGCGGAAAAGAAATGTCGCGTGGTGTTTCAATAAAATATTGGGTGCGATTAATAATGTATGATTCATAATTATCAATGTCTTCACCTGAACTGTCGGAACTTGGACTACTTGACATTGTGTGTATCAAATATAAATGATATATAATATATTTGATTATAAAAAATTATTAGGTTATTCAACATTCTTAAGTTCAGTGCGCGTTGAATTATTGAACACACGGTTTGCCAAATTGAAGCAATCCGGGTTCACGGGTGCAAACCTTTCGGTCCTAAACAAGAGTGGATGCGTTTGATGAATTTGGCGCGAGTCAATGCGCACATTGTAAAGGTCGCTTTTGGATGACGGCACATACTCTGCTTGGTCGCATCTCTGCAATCCAAAAAATTGACTACGCAGTGTGGATTCCACATTGACCGCCGTCGCGTAGCCCGACCATGGAGCAACTGCGCTCCCTGGATTAAACACCTGTTCTGGATTGTAAATGGGGTAGTTCATGATTGGCACGGTTGCTTCCTTGCGCTGGTCCAGAATGGGCATAATGGTGTATTTGGTGAGAACTGGACGTGCGCCTAGCTGTGGTTGCAAGGGAGCTGACGGAATGTTGCGTTCTCTCATGCGTCGGCTTAACTCTTCGGTCCGCTCCTGCTGACAAAATGCAACTCCATTTGGGACACCATAAAATCGTTCAGACATGATTTTGTGTTATGTTTTTGAGGTTGTATTGTATTGTGCAAATATAATATTTAATATTTTTCAACATTCATTTAAAGAGTTTATTTCATTGTTTATCAGATCTCTCAATCACAGTCGATTCAAAGCATGTGTGGCATTTTTTACTATCAGTCAATTGTGTCTGATAAACGTATCTCTACGGCCATGTTGAAGATATTGCAAACCAATTTTGCTAAAATCTCTCATCGTGGTCCGGACAACAGTCGGTTGGTTGTCAGTGGTCATCGTTGCCTCGGGTTTCATCGTCTTGCCATAAATGGACTGTCATCGACTGGCGATCAACCATTTCATTTGTTCGATTGTCAACTCATTTGCAATGGAGAGATTTACAATCATCATAAATTGACTCACATGTATGGATTCAGCTGCGTGAGTGGTTCCGATTGTGAGGTGATATTGCATTTGTATAACATGTTTAATGGCGATATGTGTGCCACGCTGAAAGAGTTGGACGGTGTTTTTTCATTAGTTCTGATTGACACAAAGCGCGACTTGGTTCACGTTGCACGCGACCCATTTGGCGTAAGGTCTCTTTACATTGGAAGTTCAAGTGATTATTCCTATGACGTTTCGGTTGCGAGTGAAATGAAGGCGCTGGAGCACTGTGCCGTTGTGGAACAGTTTCCTGGAGGGTGTTATATGACCCTAACAAAGAGTGATGCCAGCCAATATGTATTTGAAACCAGTTTGCAGGCATATTACAGCGACCTTGTGTTGGATGAAAAATTAGAAATTCCGTATGTGTATAATTTTGGCACGGCAATACTCCATGATGATGTCAATGCATCACAAGAACAACTGGAACAACGAGCATGCACATTGGTGCGCAATTTGTTTGAACTTGCGGTGTGCAAGCGTCTGATGAGCGAACGGCCCGTTGGTTGTTTGTTGTCTGGCGGATTGGACAGTTCCATTGTGACCGCTCTCGTGGTGAATCACATGCCACCAGGTACAGTCGTCAACACGTATGCAATTGGACTGGAGGGTTCGGTTGACTTGAAGTGGGCTCGGCGCGTGGCGGAGCATTTGAACACGCGGCATCACGAGGTGTGCCTGACGGAGCAGCAGTTTTTAGACGCAATTGATGCAACCATTTACCAGATTGAGAGTTATGACACGACCACGGTGCGCGCATCAGTTGGCAACTACTTGGTTAGCAAATACATATATGAAAACACAGACAACGTTGTGATATTTTGCGGCGACATGAGCGACGAGATTTTCGGGTCGTATCGTGGATTCACGAAAGCCCCAAGCGATCACGAATTTGCAAGAGAGAATACGCGCATGGTGCGCGATGTGCGCTACTTCGACTTGCTGCGTTCAGACAAGAGCATAAGTGGTGCCGGATTGGAGGCGCGGGTGCCGTTTGCGGACAAGACGTTTTTGGAATTTGTCATGAGCTTGCCGCCGTGGATGAAGCGTTTTGGAGGAGGTGCCGAATATGCAGTGGAAAAGCATTTGCTGCGTAAGTCATTTGGCACCCTTTTGCCGGAGGACGTCATGTGGCGTCGAAAGGAGGCGTTCAGCGACGGCGTCAGCGGGCATGAACGCACCTGGGTGCAAATCATTAAAGAGTATGTGGACAAGCGTGTGAGCGATGTGGAAGTGAGTATTGCAAATGAGTTGAAAAAGTATTCTCACAATGCACCATATGACAAAGAGAGTTATTATTACAGGACGGTGTTTGAACGGCATTTTCCTGGAAAAGGACGAGCCGAAACGATTCCATATTTTTGGAGGCATCCATTTTGCGAGGGGACACTGGACCCATCGGCACGGTTATTGAAAGATGTGTATGCGGCCGATGAACAGCAGTGAACTGCGCTAGAATGCATCACAATTCCATATTTGGACATAATATACTAACAAATTTAGTATATTTGCTTTGTTAATGAACTTGAATTTAGACCAAGTCGACCATGTCACACTGGACCTTATGGTGAACCAGCCACAGTATGAGCGCTACTTGCGCGCCAAAGAAGCCGACCTCGCCGGCAAATACGAAAAAGCCAAGCGCTTTTATAAAAAACGAATCATAGAAATGACGCGCGATTTATTAAAGGGCGAAACCGTGAATGATATATTTGTTATTCAAGCATTTGAAGCATATGCAAAGGCTTGCATAACGTATTTTAGAAACAAAGACAAGAATGATACACTGCAAGAAGAGCACATGGCAGAATGTGTTGCCATTGGATATTTACCGCCAATAGAAGAAACCGCAGAGGACAATGACGTCATCAACGATGATGGCGATGATGGCGATGATGGCGATGATGGTGATAATGGGAATGACGTGTCAGACTCATCCAAGCGAAAACTAGAAATATTGCTTTCATTTGACAAGCACAAACCACAAACGCCGACGTTGGATACCTATGTTATCAAAATGACGCCTCCGCCTTCAACAAATTCCGCTCATGTTCCCATTCCAAAAGTGAAAGAAATCAATTTGGATGATCCCAAATTCAAAACTAAAGACATTAAGCCCAAGTCAGCTAAACCAAAAAATTAGTGTGTTCCAATTGTTCCGTCATTTTAAATTATTTTCATAATATAACTCCAACACAATTGAAACGATGAAATCATGGAAATCATGGAAATCATGGAAATCATGCAAATCAAAATCAAGACGGCGTTTAAGAAAGCGCGGGGGAAGAAGTGTGAAACGGTTTGAACGGTTGAAATGCGGTCCTGTTCAAGAAAATTATTTCACATGTTATGACAACAACACGCTTCATGCATTGAGGGATGCATGGAATTTGCGATACACAGATGACCGGATTGAAACGAATGACCCAAAAGAAATATGGGGTGCATTGAAACAACGTTTTGCTGAAAAGTGTCAAAACGAAGCATGTTGGATGAGTAAACTTGCTAGCAATGAACTCACAGGCGTTGACACAATATTTGCCCCCGAATCTCCGAAATCATGGATTCGTGACCCAGACGAGTGGTTAAGTAGCGAAGAAATTGAAGACGTGATGAAGCAATATGAAGAAAAGTTTCCCAAATTTGAATTTTTAGGGCCATCTCCTAGCGACTATAATGCACCAAAAATGGCGGGAATTTGCGTGTGGGAAGAGTTGTGCCATTTTAGTTTGAAAAAATACATAGAGTCTGGCACAAATCAAATCGGCGTTGTGTTCAACACGGACCCACACACGGAAAATGGGTCGCACTGGGTGTCGATGTTCATCAGCATGGAACCCAGACACCAGAACGACTATGTGTTCTTTTTTGACAGCACTGGCCAAAGACCACAAAAGGAAATTCGAGAGTTTATAAAAACGGTCATGCAGCAAGGTCGTTCTCTCGGCATTCAATTCAAATATTATGAAAATAGAAAACAGCATCAAAAACGCAACACCGAGTGTGGGATGTATGCACTGTTTATGATTGTCAACTTGATTGAAGGCACACGAACTCCGGAAGATTTTATGAGAGGTGTGCGGATACCTGACAGCGACATGCTTGAGTTTCGAAAAGAATACTTCAACCGTGGTGGCAGCATTCATGCATGAAAAATAAATATATGAATATATATGAATATCATCAAAAAAGGCTTAAATGTTCAACAATGAAAATAATCATATTTTCAGTGTTTTTTAAATAACAAGATGAGACCGACAATGTGTTTAAACATGATTGTCAAGGACGAGTCGCACATTATTCGCCAGACCTTGGCCATGTTGTGTTCCAAAATACGGTTTGATTATTGGGTGATATGTGACACGGGTTCAACCGACAACACTCGAGAGATAATCACGGATTTTTTCGCTGAGATGAAAATAAAGGGGGAACTGCATTGTGATAAATGGGTTGACTTTGGACACAATCGAACTCTTGCACTTGAACGAGCATTCAACAAAACCGACCTTTTGCTCGTGTTTGATGCAGATGATGAAATTCATGGCACCATCAATGTTCCAACTGAAGTGTTATTTGATGAGTATCATTTGAAATTTGGCGCAGCAAAATCAGGGACAAATTACACGCGCACGCAAATCATAAATAACCACAAGCGATTCAAATACTTGTCGGTTTTGCATGAATTCATCAGTTGCCAAGAACCCACGCCTGCGAGAAGTTGCATACTAGAAGGAGACTACTATTTGGTTTCCGGCCGCAGTGGTGCACGCAACAAGGACCCCGACAAGTATTTGAAGGATGCAATTATTTTGGAGAAGGCGCATGCAGTGGCACTGGCAAGTGGAGACCATCTTTACAAACGGTATGCATTTTATTGTGCGAACAGTTATCGCGACTGTGGGCGATTCGAAGATGCGATTAAATGGTATAAAATCACCCTTTCGCAAGACAATTGGTTGCAGGAAAAATACGTGTCGTGTCTTTACATGTATAACTGTTATGAAGCTCTGAAAAAAGCTCATGATGGATTCTTTTATCTGGTAAAAGCATTTTCATATGACAATGAACGTGTGGAGTGTTTGTATCCACTAATTGTTCACTACTGTTGCGAGAATATGAATGAAATGGCATACAATTATTTCAAAATGGTGAAAATGACAGTTCCTCAAAACAACGCAGGAAAGCTGTTCGTGGAAACAGAAAAAGCGGGGTTTTATGTTCCGTATTACATGATCATCGTTGCAGACCGGGTTGGAGACCGGGAATGTGGGATTCAAATGTATGAGACAATTTTCAAAGAAAAACACCGCACATTCAGTGTCTGGCATCTTAAAAACTTGATGTTCAATTTAAGGTTTTTCATAAATCACGTGAAACCCGAAGCAGTGAACGCGTTTGCATCACTGGCAAACGAGTATTTGAAATTTGTCATTGAGAATGGTGTTCCAGCAAACACCTTTGATGGACTCACTATCAAAATTACACCGAATGGTTCCACAGTTGTTTCATTGCCTCCCAATGTTTCAATGAGAGAAAAGGCAAAGGCAAAAGAAACCTTTAAAACAAGTCGCAATGTGTTGTTTTATACGGGATACTGCAACAAGCACTGGAACTACACTGAAATGAAACTCGGTGCGCTGGGTGGATCAGAAAAAGCGGTTGCTCATTTATCCAAAGAATTGGGACTTGCACTTGATGGAATGACCATTTACGTTGCTGGGAATGTCATGGCAGAAAAATTGCCAGAGTTCAATGTCGAATATGTGACCTTGGACGATTTGCCAAAGTTATTGAACAATACGCAATTTCACACGGTGATTTGCTCGCGTTATATTTCATTTTTGGAAATATATGGAAATGCGTGTTCGTTTCACCAGTTCTACATATGGGCACATGATACATGTCTGTTGTCTTATGGTTCTAACATGAGTGATGCAGCAATCATTGAAAAGTGGTCAGAGTGCATTGATGGATGCGTCTGCCAAACGCAGTGGCACGCAGACCG